TCAGTTACTGTAAAAAAGCGCCGTAACTCGCATCATCGATTTCTGTCCATTGCGGCGCAAAAGCATCCCAGCCGCTATCCTTGTCGGTGTCGTGCTATCCTCAAAAACCTCTGTGCAGTTTTGCTTAACAATGTCGTAAATTTCATACCAGATAAGATTGGCGCTTTTCTGATATTGTTGGGACATCTGTACAAAAGGCGAGGTCATTACCCCGCCAGTCGTTGGATGTTTCCCCAATAAACCATATGTACTTGTTGCCTCTTCGCATTGAATATATCTTGCCATAGCCTGTGAATAGGTTTCTATAAGCCGTGGATTTACTAATCTTTCACAGTTGCGCTCTTTTAACCACAGCCAGGTTTCTTTATATATTGCATCAGCACCTAAGGGAACTCCATTTTTCTGCCTAGCCGATAAATAGTCACTTGGCTTTGGCATATCCATTCCCTCTAAGACCGCTCCTTCCGGTAAATCTACTGCCTCTAATTCCGCTGTTTTAAGTACCGGAATATCATTGGCCAGAACCTTTACCATTTTCCCGTTTTGTATTTTCTCGGCAGCCCCTGCCGGCTTATCACCTGCTCTGACTCTTCTGCCGCCACGGTTTGTACCGTCCCTTGCCATTATTCACACTCCTCAATCTATATCTTAGGGTTAATCCCCTGTTTGAACTGCTCTTTTTGTGCGTGAAGCCCCCCGCCCGTTCCTCCCATACAAGGGTTTTGAGATTTGACCTTCCCCTCCCTGCACCTTCATCAGTGCCAACGGTCACCATTTTGTGCATGAATCCTTGCATGGCACTCTTTACACAAAGCTATAAGGTTCTTTCTATCATGCGTCCCGCCTTTTGCTAACGGAAGTTTATGGTGTATCTCCTCAGTCGCAACGTACTTGCCCTTTGCTAAGCACTCTTCACACAAAGGATGCTCCGCAGCATAGCTGTCACGGATTCGCTTCCAAGCGCGTCCATATCTACGGCGTACAGCAGGATTCCTGTCGTACTTCTCATAGCGTTTATTTTCTTCTTTCTGGTGCTTCCCACAAAACCGTCCGTCTGTTAAACTAGGGCAGCCGGGATAAGAACACGGTCTTTTAGGTTTTCTTGGCATTTTCGCACTTCCTTCTAGTTGTTTAGCCTGTTTACATCACAAACATCTTATAAGGCATAAGAAAAGCCCTGCAGGATTGTTCCCACAAGGCTCTCATTTATTCTTCACTTTTCACGATACTAGTATATCATGTTCAGACTATAAATGTGTCCGCGAAATTACCTCTTACTTGCCATACAGTAAAACAGCCAGTTTTGCCAGTGCCCTATTTTTCCGGTTATATGCAGTAGAACGCTCAACATTAAGCTGACTGCATATTTCATAAACTGCACCTGTCTGACCGCCCTCATCGCGATAGAAGGTTTCCAGTACGTAGCGTTCCTCACTGCTCAGTTCTTCCCACGCCGGCTTGAACCATTCCATATACTCCACCGCCTGCCGGTAACGCTCCTGCAAAATGTCGATTTCCTCGATGTTCTTTAAGATGCGTTCTTCTCCTGCCTGCGGATTGTGTGTCCTTGGCATTCCATCAAACTGGGGACTGCGGATACTGCCCATATCATCACGGGTATTTTTGATTTCATTGCTGGTATTTGCAATGATAAATGCCATGCTGTCATAATCCTTCAGGGCATCCACTGCCGCAGAACGCTTGTCTAAATACTTCCAAATAACGCTCATATCCTTACCTCCGAAATTTTGTATTCCACTCGGATTGGCTTGGATTTTCATAGGTTGACTCTGATTTTCATAGGTTGGCTTTTACGGCCTCAATCAAGGCCGACTGGGAAGTATCCTTATTCTTCAGTGCTTTCATAATCCTCTCGTCAATGGTGCCTTTTGCTATGATGTGGGTAATAACCACTGTTTCTGCCGACTGACCCTGCCTCCAAAGTCTGGCATTAGTCTGCTGATATAACTCCAAAGACCATGTGATGCCAAACCATACCAAGGCAGAGCCGCCCTGCTGTAAATTCAAACCGTGACCTGCTGATGCCGGATGAATAAGACCAACGGCAAATTCTCCCTTATTCCACCTCTCAATACTGCCGGGAGAAGATATCCTTGCATATTCCATTTTTAGCCTGTCCAGTAGTTTCGTGATACGCTCCACATCATGCTTGTACCAATATGCCACGAGAATTGGCTTGCCGTTTGCCGCTTCGATAATATCCTCCAATGCATCCAGCTTTCTTTGGTGTATTTCCAAGATGCTCTCATCATCGGAATAAACTGCTCCATTTGCCATTTGGGACAGCTTGCCTGTCAGCGATGCGGCATTGGCTGCTGTTATCTCTCCATCCGGCAGCTGAAGGATGAGGTCTTTTTTCAGTTCCTCATATTTTTTCTTTTCCAATTCCGACAATTCCACCTCCAGCTGTGTGCTGATCAGTTTCGGCATTTTCAGATGGTCGGTGGATTTCATAGAAATTGTAATATCCGAAATCTTATCATAAATCTGCTGTTCGGCATTGGGCAGTGGCTTGTAGCTGTAAACAATCTGACCATTCCTCTTGTCTGGGGAGAAGTAGGCGTTTCGGTACTGACCGATAAATCTGCCAAGCCTTGCACCCATATCCAGCAGTTTGAACTCTGCGAATAAATCCATCAGACCGTTGCTGCTTGGTGTACCTGTCAGACCCACCATTCTTTTTACCTTTGGTCTTGCCTTCATCAATGCCTTGAACCGCTTGGACTGGTAATTCTTGAAAGAGGATAGCTCATCCACAACCACCATATCAAAATCAAACGGTACACCGCTTTTCTCAATCAGCCACTGCACATTCTCACGGTTGATGATATAAATATCCGCCTGTGCTTTCAGTGCTGACAGCCGTTCTGCTTCCGTACCCACTGCCACTGAATATTTCAGCAGGTGCAGATGCTCCCACTTTCCAATTTCAGCACCCCATGTAGAAGTGGCAACTCGTAAGGGACAAATGCACAGCACTTTGTGTACTTCAAAGCTGTCAAACATCAAATCGTTAATGGCAGTCAGCGTGATGCTCGTCTTGCCAAGTCCCATCGACAGAAGAATGGCAGCAATCGGATGACTCTTGATATATTCAACCGAATATTTCTGATAATCATGTGGCTCGTATTTCATCCAAAATCCCTCCAATCTGGTTCACATCATCCAGTACATACACGCTGTACCCAAGTTTTTGTAACATTCCATATCTTGACAGCTGCAATGGCCTTGGCTTTTCTCCCGGTGCTTTTACTTCCACAAAGGCAAACCTGCCAATGGGAAGAAGCACTAAGCGGTCTGGCATACCATCAAAACCCGGAGATACGAATTTCGGACAGATACCGCCCTGCTTTTTTACCGCCGTTACAAGTTTCTGTTCAATAGTCTTTTCTCGCATATTTCCTCCTTCTTTATGGACAAGTGGACAAAAAGGACAACTGGTTCTATATAATCCTTACGTGCGTATAGACATATGCCTATATTCATATTTCATATATTTTAATCTATATATAATACTTGTCCTACTTGTCCTAAAGTGTTAACCAAGCCTTATTTTAAGCCATTTTCAGATGGGACAACTTTTTCATAAATTCTCTGCCGGCCATATAGAACTATATTTTTTCGTTTGCCGCTTTTTTCCCACCCCTCGATTTTCATCATAATGGCCGCTATCGCATAGGAGTCGGATGTCTTAATGCCAGACAGATTATTGCCGAAACATTCACACCATATTTCTGCATTGCTTACCTGCGTTCTTTCCACAGTGCCAATTTTCGTCCCGCCGAAATCATCGCCGCTTAAAAAGTTCTTTCGTTCAAACAGACTCATGGCATCCCAATTATCCGGGAGCAGTGTATTTAGGTAATTCTCCACGAGTCCCTGTCTTTCATCGGTTTCCATGGCCTGTTTTTGCTGCTGCTCTGCAATTACAGCCTCTCTGCCTTCAAGGAACAGGTTCTCGCCCTGCTTATACAGATAGAGAGCTTCTGCCCATATCTGTGCTACATCATCGGCTGTTAACTGCCACGATTTTTTAGCAGAATCACCGCATACATTCACCGGCCAAAAACGGCGGTTGCCCGTAATATCACGGAGGAATCCATTCTCCGCATTGGTTGAGCCAACCACAATGCACTGTCGCGGATGGCTTTCCACCACTCTGCCATAAGATGGCCGATAAATATCATCAGTACGGCTTAGGAAGGATTTAATGGTTTCAATATCCACCTTTTTCATTCCTGCCATTTCTCCCAGCTCCAGAATCAAAAATCCCTGCAATTTTTCTGCACCAGCTTTATCCTTCATATCCGTAAGCGTAAGACTGTCGGAAAACCAGCTGCCAGCCAATTTGGAAAAGAAGGTGGATTTGCCGATGCCCTGTGCGCCCACCAAGATTAAGGCACTATCGAACTTAATTCCCGGATGATAGGTCCTTGCCACAGCTGCAATCAGCGTTTTTCTCATAGCCGCTTTCGTATAGAAATTGTCCTCTGCACCGAAATAGTCAATCAGCAGATTTTCCACTCTCGTCACATGATCCCATTCCGGCAGCTTTTCAAAATACTCCCTTGCGGGATGGAAATGCCTGTCCTCTACAGTTTTCGTAAAAGCCACATCGTGATTGCGGGAAGAAAACGGAACATACCGAATATCAATGAGTGCTTTCATCTGTGCGGTATCGGCATCCCTCCAGAACCTGTTGTCCATAGGACGCTCCCACGGCACTGTGCCTATGATTTCAATTCGTCCCGCCATTTCGTTATATGCAATATTTGCAAAGTCAGGGTCATTATTTAGAATCAGCATCAGATTCCACACACTGTTTTCCAGCAGATTGCTTCTTGGCATATAGCGCAGTCTTGCTCTCCAGTCGGCTTCATCTGTAAAATCCTCATCAATCTGTGTCTGTCTTTCTTCCAGCGCACGGAGTTTGACCTTTTCCTGTTTCATGGCAAACTCGCACATTTTTTTCACAGATTTATTATCATCATCGCCAAACTTATGCAGGCGGACAAGGTCAAAGGCACTGCACAGCTTTCCTCCTGCTGGGTCAGTCGCATGATGGCTGTAAGTAAATTTGTCATCGTAAACCACAACACCCGCAGACCCTTCGCCCGGAAGATAATCATATCGTTCGGAACTGTCAGCTGTCGGTGCATAGACATCAGCCAAAAATTCATCAATAGCTGTGCTGATTGGGAAATACACACGATTGAATAATCCAATTACACCGTCCTTTTCCAGCGGGTCTTTCTGCTGCTGCGCTTTATGGTCTGCTGCCTTGCTTTCCTTCGGTGTGGTAGGAAGTAGAGAGCAGTCCCTCCAATTGGGATGCTTTTCAAAAATCTCATCCGGGTCAAGCCAGTCCCCATCAATCTCACCAAACAGATACTCCCCGTTGGAGGGACAGGTCGGCCAGTACATCAGCTGATGGCGAGAGAACGAACAGGGGTCAAGCATCGCAAGAAAGCCATTGTCCTGTGCATAATATCTCGCTGCCGCATTGAACTCATCGGGTGTCATATCACGGCTGACCGGGATAATCATTCTCGCTCTCGGCTTGTCCGCTGTATGGCTGTGAGTTGTATAGTAGCAGCCCTTATTGTCGATTTTGGCATTGATATCCTTTAGAAAATCCTGTTCAATACTGTCGAGGTCATATACCAGCATGGAACGGCAGACCACCTTGTTTGCCTGTCTGCGGTTGCCGCTTAAATGACCTGCCACAAACCCGCCCTTATCCTTGATATCATCACGCTGACCCTTCGGCAGCTTCGGATATTCCTCCGCCGTCTCTGAGGTATAAATCGGATTACGCAGCCGGTCACACAGTTCATCAAATTTTATGGTTTTATTCGACCAGAACTTTGCCGTCCTGCTGTTGCCATAAGCAATCTTCAAATCACGCATCTTTGCTTACCTCCTTTAAATCACTGCCGAAATATCGCAGTCTGTATTTTTTTCTCTTGGCTCTCCTGATTTCCGCATCCATTCCTGATGAGATGCTTTCGCCAAACACCCACACCTCCCTGCAGTGGCTCATCAGCACATTTCCAAAGTGCAGTCCCAGCTCACGTTCCGTTAAATCGTTATCGTTAAGAAACTGCGGAAACAGCAAATGCGGAGCAATGGGGATATACCCCTGCTCCACAGCGTAGCGGCTGTACTTTCGTGCATTTGCAATGTTCCCGGCAACATCTCCCGAAAACGGGGAGCATACATACACCATCGGTCTGTACGCTCTCGCTGCCTTCGTTTGCTGTTCGATATTAGATAAGGCACCGTAGGTGGTCGGATCAGGATAGCCCTCGCTGTTATACCTGCTAATCGACATCACTATCCTCCTGTTCCATTGTTGGCAAAATCCCATCTGCTTTTAATAATTCATAGACAAACAATCTGCCTTTTTGTGTCCAGTAGGTATGTGGCTTAGTATGAATCGTTCCGTCATTAGCAGAATAGCTATGTGTCTTGGTGTTTGTATAACCTTTTTCTGCGTATTTCTGATATAACAGCCAAATCTCGCCCTGTTTAAACTGCACACCTTTTTCATGGAGATAACGATTCATCCAAATAGCAGACTTTCCATAATCTTTCGCTACCGTAGAAGTGGAAATAAGGTCTTTGCAGTTAAGTACCACATCGTAATAGCTTGCCTTTGGCTTCATTTCCGCAATCTGCTGTTTTTGGACGGCAGTAGTTTGTTCAAGCAGTCGGTTCTTTTCTCGCTCTTCCTTTAATGCAGTAAATGCTGCAATCGCAAGGTCAGGATTTGCAATTAGTTCATCTGTCGCATACACACCATGTTTTCTTATAGTTGGAAGAATCTCGCTTGTTACCCAACGTTTAAACCTTCTTGCATTCGGCATCTTGCTAGAAAGAATAAGGCTGTAAAGGCCAGACTCATTTATCAGAACCGGAGCCTGTTCACGTCCGATGGAGTCACGAATCGTTACCCCATCGGTTTTATCCTCTTCATCCACATGGTCTAGCAAAGCTTTCCTTGTATTGCTATAGCCAAGAATTTCAGCTACGTCCTTTCCCACAAAATAAGGAACTCCATTAATGTCTGCTGTTCTCACCGAGCCAAACTCAGCATTTTGAAAAATCTGTATTCCGTTCAT